CGCTCAGATCCGCGGCGGCTACGTCACCGGCACCTCGTTCGCCTTCAGCCAGAGCGATGCCAAGGGCGAAGTGTGGGGCCTCGACGGCGAAGAGCTCACCCGGACGATCCTCCGGGCCACGGGGCTGTACGACACCGCGATCGTGACCCACCCGGCATACATCAAGTCGGAAGTCGGGCTCCGCCGGCGCGATGCGTGGGCGGCCGAGAACCTGACCGCTGCCGAGGTGGCCCGGATCCACCAGCGAGACGCCGACCGGGCCGCCGACAAGGCCCGGCGCGCGGGGCCTGTCCACCCGGTCCTCGACACCACGACCCTGCTTCGCTCCCAGGTCCGCGCCTCGGCAGCTGTCGCCCGACTGCACCTCTCATCCCGAGGCCACCGATGACCATCTGCATCGACTACGACAAAACTTACGCGCGAAACCCTGCCATGTGGGATGAGCTCCTTGAGGCCGCGGAGATCGCTCAAGTCGAAGTTGTCTGCATTTCCAGGCGGGAAGACACGCCCGAAAACCGGCAAACGATCCAGGCTTCTTTCGGGGACGAGTTCGAGATTTTGTCGGCTCTGATCCTGTGCGGACCCAACACACAGAAGGCTGACGCCGCGAAGGCAGCCGGATTTTCGGTCGACGTTTGGATCGACGACAGCCCAGAGTTCATTCCATCAAGCGGGCCAACGCGATCCGCGCTGCTCAAGGCGGAAAAAGCAGCTGCCAGGATGAACAGCGTCATGAAGGGAACCAACTCGTGACCCCCGAGCAACTCCAAACCGCCGTCCTCGCCTTCATCGCATCGGCGCGCCTCAAGGCCGCCGGCGGGCTGACCGTGGCCGAGTTCGGCAGCCTCGTCGTCGAGGTCATCCGCCTGGCGGTCGCCGGGCTCGACACGATTACCACCCAGATTCACGAATCGAGTACCACCCTCGACGGGCCGGGGAAAAAGGCGTGGGCGCTGGCCTGCGTCGGCACCTTGTTCGACGCGGTGGCCGATAGCTGCGTCCCGTTCGCCGCCAAGCCGGTCTGGTGGCTCGTCCGGCCGGCCGTTCGCACGCTCGTCCTCTCGGCTGCCGGCGGGGCGCTCGAGCAGATCCTGGTCTTGACCCGCGCCGCCGCCCCGGAGCCGACCGCATGACGACCGCCCTGGTCCTCGCCGCCGCCGCGGTGGCCTACCTGCTGTGGTCACGTCCGGCCGCTCCGGCGGGGCTGCCGCCGCTGTCGCCGCTGCCGGCCCCCTCGCTGCCGCCGATGGCCCCCGTGGCTGCCGGCGGCCCTCACCCGCTCACGCTCCTAGCCATCCTCGCCGCTGGGGCGATGATCGCATTCTCGATTCGTGAATCTGGAACGCCGCCGCCCGCCCCCGGCCCCGCGCCGGTGGTCGGGCTCGATCTCCGCGGCCGGTTCGTCGGGCCGGACGCCGCTGCCGATGCCGCAACGACTGCCGCCCTGCTTGAGGAGTTGGCCGGCCAGATCGAGTGGGATGGATCGCAAGCCGAGCCGCGCCTGAAGACCGGGGCCGCGTTCGACGACTTGCGCCGGGCCGCTCGGGAGTTGCGGTGCCGGGGCGTGTCGCTCGGGGCTCGGCAGCCGGCCGTCCGCGACGAGATCAAGCGGTTCCTCGACGCCGAGGCCGGCACCGAGGGCGGGCCGGTCGATTCCGCCGCCCGTGCACGGTGGGTGAAGGCGTATCGAGCCGTCAGCCAGGCCGCAGCGGAGGCGACCCGATGAAGGCTGTCGCCTGCTGCTTCGCCTATTTCGCCGTGGTCATCGTCGGCTGGCCGCTGTCGTTCGTGGCCGCTGTGCTCGCCCATGCGGCCGACTGGCTTGACGATCTCTCGTACAAACTCCTCGACGGGTGGTTGCCATGACGCGCCGTCAGCAGATGTGGTCGTGGAGCGCGATCGGCTTCGTCATCGTGGCCGCGATCCTCGGCGCGCTCGTCGAGCGGGCCACGCACCGGATCGCCGCGCGGGTCGAGAGCCGGTTCGGCTACACGCCCGATCCGGAGGGGCTCCGTCAGGTGATGGCGGAGTTCGGCCCCGCCGGGCGATTTTCCGCCGCCGGTGCCGAGGCGATCGAGAAGGCCGAGCACAAAGACACCTTCCTCTACCGATCGGCCTACAAGGCTCACCAAGCCGTTTACCACGAGCCGTGGGTCGTTGGCCGGCAGGGGATCGGGGATTGCGTCTCATGGGGATGGAGCCACGCCGTGTGGATCGCCCTCTGCTGCGACTGGGAGACGGGCCGGCTCGCCAATCCGCCGCCGATGGTCGCCACCGAGAGCATCTACGGAGGCTCTCGCGTGGAGGCTCGCGGCCGTCCGGGGGACGGGCGGAATCCGGTCGGCGGATATTCCGACGGCTCCTACGGGGCCGCCGCGGCCCGGTGGGTGCGTGACTGGGGCGTGATCTTCCGCCAAGAGGTCGGCGGGCACGATCTCCGCGTCTATTCGCCAGACACGGCAAAGGCATGGGGCGCGTATGGCAACGGCGGGCAGGGTGACGCCGGAAAGCTCGACGAGATCGCCAAGCTCCATCCGGCCAAGCATGTGGCCGCGGTCGGATCGTTTGCCGAAGCTGCCGCCGCAATCGAGAGCGGCTACCCCGTGGCCGTCTGCTCTGGGCAGGGATTCGCCAACGTCCGAGACGCCAACGGCTTCGCCGCCGCGTCCGGCTCGTGGGCACATTGCATGGTGTTCATCGCCGTCCGCTACGCCGCCAACGGTTCGCCGGAAGATGGGCTCCTCTGTCTCAATTCGTGGGGCCCGACATGGATCTCGGGACCATCGTGGCCGAGCGATATGCCAGCCGGGTCGTTCTGGGTAAGGCGATCCGTCGTCGATCGGATGCTTGGCGGCGAGAACACAGACAGCTTTGCCGTCGGCTCCGTAGGCGGCCTCGGCCATCGCCCCCTCGACAACGGCAACTGGCTTCAGCCCGCCCCGGCCACCGCCCGCCCGCAGCCAGCCCGCCTGATCGCTGACACGTTCTCCCTCGCTCCGTGAGGCCGCCAATCATGCTGATCGATCGCAAGACCGTCGCCATCGTCCTCGTCGCCCTGGCCGTCGGCTGGTGGCTTGGATCTTCCCCGTCGTCACCGATCAACCCGACGCCGCAGCGGCCGGTCCTCCAAGCCGTCGGCCGGCTCGCTCGAGTTGCCGCCCGGCTCGGACTGTGGGCCGCGATGGCCGCTGAGCCAGCACCGCCGCAGGCCGACAGCCGGCAGCTCGTTCACGCGCCGGCGGTCGATGCCGACGGGCACCGGGTGGTTGACCACGGGGAGGGCTGGTGATGGCACCCGTCCTTTACATCGTGTCGGCGTGGCTGGCGGCTGACATCGCCACCGGTGCCGTGCATTGGTGGGAGGATCGCTATGGCGACCCGGCATGGCCGATCGTCGGCCGCCTTGTCGTCGAGCCCAACATCCGGCACCACACTGACCAGCGGGCTTTCCTTGAAGGGAGCTACTGGCACCGCAACTCCACCACGATCATTCCGGCCGCAATCGTCGCCATCATCGCCGCTGCCGTCGGTCAACACTGGCTCTCGCTGGTGGCTGCGTTCTCGACGCAGGCCAACGAAATCCACGGTTGGGCTCACCAAAGGTGCTCTCGCCCCATTCGCGGGCTCCAGTTGCTCGGCGTGATCTGCTCGTGCGACGGTCACGCCAGCCACCACAGATCGCCGTTCTCAACCGACTTTTGCGTCATGACCGACTGGACGAATCCTCTTCTCGGAGCCGTCGGATTCTGGCGGATCCTTGAGGCGATCGTCGGGCTGTTCGGGATCACGCCGCGTGCCGAAAGGGCTTCCGCATGAACGCTTGGCGCTCCCTCCTCGCCTTCCTCGCCTCCCTCTCCGCCGACCCGGCTGAGATCGACCGCGAGCCCCCACGCGCCGCCGCGGCCGTCGCCGCGGCGTATGCCAGCCTTGCCCCGAATACGGCCCCGACGCCGCCCCCGTCACCGGCGAAGTGTGCATGCGCGGGGAAGTGCGTGAACGGACAGTACAAGCCCGATGGGAAGATCGTCATTCAGTGCGAGAAGGGCTGTTCGTGTGAGTGTCGAAAGTAACTTTTCCGCCATCCGGCTCAGTGGGACTTTGAGCAAGTCGCTCAATCAACGGCTCACTCCTCGAGGAACATCGAACATGTATCCGCTCGTGCTGTTCATAGCCCTGATCGCCCTTGTGCTCGGGGCGGTCGACGCCGAGGCCGGCATCGCCGGTGCCGCGCTCGCCTCCGCCGCCGTGAGTGCTGTCCCCAGCAATCGTCGACGCCTCACCGACGAGGCCGCCAAGATTCATTCCGACCTCACGGCCCTCCGCGCTGCCGAGCCGAATGACGCCGACGAGGCGACCACCATG